CTGCTTCTACTGATTTTACTGTGTATTCCATTGTAATTTAATTTATGCAAAAATAGTTTAAAAAAATAACACTTATCTAGGGTTAAACTCCGCTAGGTCAAAGCCGTCCAGACTATCCTCGTTAGATTCAAAGTTTTGTGGCGGCAAGTTATTACGTCTTTGATTTATTAATTTAGATTGCTCTGTATTTTGCTGACTAATTCTATCAGACTTCTTATTTTCTCTAGTATCTTCTCTCTTCGATAGATTCTCAGATTCCATTCCTCTAATCTGCATCTGCAATGAGAACTCCTTTTCCATTAGTCTCTCTTTTAGCATAGCCTCGTTATTCATTTTCTCTATGTCAAACGCAGCAGCAGATTGGTTAATCTGCATTTTACTAAACATTTCAGCCTGTATTTTATCTGCAGCCGCCTTAGCTGCTATCTGTTGAGATTGTAATTGTTGCTGAGCCATAATAGCTTGCTTTTCGTTTGCCATTCTCTCTTCTCTTTCTTGCTTTGCTTTACGCTTAACTTTAAGAAGTTGATTAGCTAACTTAATATTTTTAATCTCTCTTATGTCGATAGCATCTTCAAGGTCTATTCCTCCTTTGCTTAATGCCACTTGTATGTTTTGCTCTAGTTGAGCTTTCTGCTCCTCATCAGGTGACATTTCTATAAATATACCAAAGTCATATATGTACAACCCTTTAATATCTTCTAATATGGAAACATTATATTTGCCTATTTTATTTATAAAATCGTCCTTAAAGTCTGAGTATTCTAGTATGTCTGATATTCTATAAGATAGAGATTCTGCAATGCTTCTGAATATATAAAGGCTACTGTCTAGTATGTGCCTAGTAGCTGTGTTTGAATTTAGAGCAGCCATCTTCTGTAGACCAACTAAAGAATTAGGGTCAGGCATACTGCCGTCTCTTGCTTCATTTAATCCAGTGGCATCTCTTATCTGATTTAGATAGTGGTTGTAGCTACCTATAAGCATTTGAGTCTTACTCGCACCCGACTCTGATGTTAATTGTTGTATTGGAACTTTTGCATGGTTAAACTCTCCATCGCCCGTGAAGCTTCTTCCAATCACACTACCTGTTTGGAAGTATAATCTTAATGCATCTTCAGGGTTGTATGCAGCTCCTTGCCCTAAGTCAATCTCATTTAGTCCGTCAGCGTCTATAAAAACACCATCAGGCACTACCTTAGATATAACTTGCTGTAGTTTTAAGTGGACTATCTGTATTAAATCAACTGCTGATATTGTTCTTCGCACTAAAGAGTCTATAACTCCTTTATACATTCTTGGAGCAGATGCTACGTAATTAGGTATGGCGTGCTGACTAGCTGACTTAGGTCTTACCATATTCTCAGCCATCTCCCATTTCAAAAGGATATTCGTGCCCATTACCATAACGCCATCATACCACACATCAATAGTCTTAGATACTTTTTCAAAAGAACCTTCCTCCATCATCTCATTAGGAGGATTAAAAGAATCGTCCTTCTCTATCATACTAATGCCGCCGTTATCCTTTATCTTCTTCTTATATACAACCGTCTTAGTGGTCTTATAATTAAAGTATAACAAAGTGGCTGTGTCTTTTGAAAAGATGTCGTTGTTATAGTATTGCGATACGCTGTAGTAATCATACCAAGATTGCCCCTTCTGTGATATATCCTCCAAATCAGAGCTGGTTAAGCTAGGGTCTATTTTCTTTAATTCGTTTATATGCACAGATTTTACTTCACCCCAATAAAAACAATCTTTAAAGTTAGGGTCTTCTGTGTAACTGTATATTACATTAGCTGGGTCTACGTGGTCTATCTGAACTCCCGAGCCTGGCAAAAAGCTAGTCTTAGCTATTCCTATTCCTAATACTGTTAAGTCATAGTCAACTCTTTTTCTAATGTCGTCATAATGATTCTCATCGAACATAGTATCAATAGCAGTCTCTTCTGCTATCTCTATTGCAGGTTTATATTTAAGCTGCATGTATAATGCCATTTCTTCATCTGTCTGAGGAAGTTCTTCAGGGTTTACCGTAAATGGGTTAACGCCTGAATTAGCTTGCATTTTTTCTAAGAAAGGTCTAGCAATCATTTGCCCTTCAATCATCTCGTGGAATTTACTCCTCTTAGATTGAGATAGTGCATCTTGAGAATATGCCTTAACTTTGAATAATCTGTCAGACATACCATTAACTACTATGTCCACAAACTTAGGAAGTATAGACACAGGAGTCCAATCTAAATTTAGATAAGATAAATCTCCATTTATCGCTAGTTCGTCTTTGTATTTCTGAGTAGACTGCTCCCCTCTTGCATAAAGTTTCAATCTATGGAACTCAGCCCATTGGCTATAGAACCTACATTGGCTGCCGTCTTTTTTGAACCACTCATAGGAAATGCTCTGGCCTACTTGCAACCCAAATTCTGCTGTAGATTTTTCTGAATCCGAAGTGAGCTGACTAGGGAAAGATGTATGTTTAATGTTTATTTTTACTTCTTCCATTATCTATTTATTTCACTATTTTTTCCTGTGTTGCTATATGTTGCAAAATTAATCTTTATTTTTGATACTTTTTTCTCTACTTGGTATAGGTGTTTCTGTGTTGCCATTATCGCTAACCCTGAACTTATAGATGCATCAAACTTAGTTCTGTTGTTTATGTCAAATCTTGCCCAATCCTGTAAAGTCCTATTGAATATCATTGACCCTACCTCGTCGGGGTCTCTGTATGTGCTATCTACATCAAACCCAACATACTTCTCTATATACGACTCTATAGCTGCTGCGTGAGCTTGCTTTACGTCCTCGCTACTGTTTGGCATCCCGCCTAACTCCTTCTCAGTATTTGATAATTTGTTGTAAGACTTGTCTGGTCTGTTTATGCAAAACCCTCTATACCCCCTATTCTTAAAGTGATATAGTAGTCTGGGCTTATTGTTTTCTATTAGTATTGGCATACCGTAAAATACGCAAGCCATTAATACTTCTTCAAAAAATATCTCAGCAGTTTGTGGTCTTGCCACATACTCTAAGAAAAATTCGTTAGTAGGGGCTTCGTCCATATGGAATCCCGTCAGTCCGTGCAATGCTCCGTTTGAAGCCCCTCCCCCGACTGTACCTGATATGTCATATGAGTCGCAGCCAAACGCACCTATATGCTCATTGCCAGCAGTTTTCTTGCCGTTGCGTTCTACAACTCTATTTTGTAAGTTTTTGTTAGGAGTCCAACCTACCCTAAACCTTCCATTAACGTTAGGGCTGAATATAACTTTACTATCCTTAACCCCGTCCGCCCAATGGAAACTACCTCTAGTAAGGTGATGCTCTTTTATTAAACTATCGTTATAGTCTATCTGTTGGTATATTTTAGTTAGGTTAAATAAAGACTGCTTACTCTCGTCTCTAAATGCGTGAGACTCCGTTCTTGGGAACTGACGATAAAATTCATTAAGTGCATCGGGGTCTTTCTTAAGAGAGTCTACTTCATTCTCCCAATAGTTTATAGCCCCTTGATTGATTAGTTCTTCATCTATCCCCATAATAGGAGTTTCAGGAGTTCTAAGAACAGACTTGCCGTAGATGTCAATAAAGCCCTCCATATTAAACTCCATTGGAATGAAGAGAGAATACATACCACTTTTAGTCTGACCGTTTTTATTTCTATTTTCTACGTTTGAATCTTCGTATAACTTTTTAAAGTTAGCTCCTCCTTTATCTAACGCATTCGAGGTAGACCCCATCATACACTTGCCAATTATCTTACGACCTAATCGTAAACAAGTTTTTGTAACTCTCCAATTATTTAATATGTTATTAGGGGCAACCCACTTACCGCTCTCGTCATGTATAAGCAGCAAAAGTTTCTCACCGTCATAACTGTTGTCATCTGTGCTTCTCCAATCTATCGTAGTATCTAGTCCATCGAGTTCGTTAGTGTCCTCGATATGCATATTCTTTTTTGTAATTTTTGCCGCTGGTATTCTAAAAGCAAGCTCCATTTTTGGCTTGTCCATTCCGTCTTGGATTGGCTTAAAAAAGAAAGGATACTTAGTCACTATAGGAACAAGCTTATCGGTAAACATCTTCTTAGCATCCGCACCTGTTTTTGATAATATGCCTATTCTAGAGTCTTTTGCTATAGTTGCTACATTGCTTCCTTCGGAAGAAGACATAGATGAAAAACCAGACCGCCTGTTCTTCAGATATATCTGTCCGTAGCACCTATTGTCAGCCCTGCAAGCCTCCCAATGGATATATAGTATTCGATTAGCCTCTCTAAAGTCTGGCTTCCCTATATCTATAGTAGCCCACTGAATGTATGTGTAATGAGAACCTGTTATATAAGTAGGTATGCCATTGCTCATATACCAATAACCAAACTCTCGATTATCAAATTCATTTTCAATGTAGTCTACCCACTTGTCTTTAAACTCAGTGCTTTTGTTATTCCATTGAAATATAGATTGTATCTTTTTTAATTCTTCTGGAAGCTCTTTTACTTCCCAATACTGCTCAGACTGCTTGCCGCTTCTTTTATGTACTTTAGCAGGCATTGCAGGCAAAGCTATTACAAGCCCTTGTATTTTTATTATTTCACCTATCTTTCCCGTTTTAGATATGACAACCATATCATATTTAGGGTCGTGCCCGTACACCCAAGACTTAGCCTTGTTCTTAGAAGCCATTACCGAATTCGGCACGTATTCTTCTAAAGTTCTATAGAGACTATTTAGACCTTCGTTCTGCAAATCCTTGTTTGGTGTTTGTTTTACTATTCTCATTTTTCCCCTCTAAGTCTAACTCCTCTTTTTCTAGCTCTACTCTATTGAGTATTTCAAAAGCATCAAAAATTGCTAACTTTTTAGTAGCAGCGGCATTCTTTAGCTTATCACTTCCTAGCTCTTCTCCAGAATCTACTATTTTTTCTGCAGCCACCTTTATAAGCTCATCTACAGCTTTATACCCAGCTGAAATTATACGTAACTTTGTTTCTTTAACATTCATAGATTCATCGTTATCTGATGGTCGTACACTCGATACAGTTTTTCTTCATCAACCGTAAACTCATACTCACTTTCAGGTGCAAATGCAACCCTATCCCCAGCTCTTACTCCCATATCAGTCAGCATTTTATTAGGGTACTTCATTATGCCAACAAGAGGTTCTTCCGCAATGTTTTTAAATATTAAAGACTCTTCTGTCGCAATGGGCTTCACAAAACAATATCTATCGTATGCGTTCCATCCATCTTCGTTCTTGTACATAAAGAATTGCTCCTCATCTATAAAAAACAAGTCGTCTTTAAAAAAGCTTTTTCCGCTTCTTTGTTTGCCTTTCATATCGTTGTAGAACTTAAATACATTATGGTGAACCAACAAGGTATCTCCAATTGCGACACCTCCTTCATAACCAATAGGAGTTTCAACTACTTCAGCGTACCGATTTGAAAACTTGTGGTCTTCCTCAGATGTACTTACAATAAGCTCTATCCCTTCTATGTTTTTTGTGTTGTTGTATCGTTTCCCCTTTAAAGGTTTAACTATAAAATAAAATGGTGATTTCATTCAAAGTTTATATTATATTCAATTGAAATAGGAACGGTATTAGAAAACTCTTTCCATAAGATTACCTCCTTGTTATTTGTTATCCAAACCTCAATTGAGTTATTGTTTTGACTAAACCTAATTAAATGTATCTCGTGAGACCCGTTAAGTATCTGCTGCCCCGTAAGGTAGTGCATAGCCCCTGACTTGTAATCAGGGCCTATGGATATTTTTCTAATTACTCCCACCTGACACTTCTCCTGTTTGTATATTAATACTCGCATCGTCCCCGTATTTAATAAGAAGCTTTTTCTCCTCTTTGAGGTACTCAGATTTCATAAAATCTATTTCTGATAGATAAGCTTCCTTTGCTATACAAGCATCTGCTATTTTAATTTTAACATCATTATATTTCTTAATAATGTTCTGTAGATTTTCTAATTCTTCTTGTTCTAATTTTTGCATAAAATTAAATTTATTTTACAAATATAATCTTATTTGCAATCTAGTACTTACGACCTCGGTCTAAAGACTATAGCAAGCGTGATTAACAGCAATACTACAAAAAGGATTATAAGCTTGTCTAAGAGCTTTGTAGACTTTTCTTTTACGATAACCTCGTAAGTAGTCCGTTTTGTCGTTACAGAGTCCCTTAGAACTCTTTAATCAAACAAAGGCTTACTTTATTATTGCCTACTCTTTTTAATAATTCGTAGTATTTTGTAAGGTCATTAGCTACTATGCAGCCTACTGACCAACCGCCAATAGCCCAAGAAGTAATACCTTTCTTAATCGAGTAATCATTACAATGAAAGTTGGTATAGTTGTTAGCTACTTCTATTTCTCCCTTCTCATCAATCTTATTATCACCGTTCCCATCTCTGTAGTATTTCATATTACCTACTTGTCTAAGTGCTTGCATACGTCCTTTGTGCAGTCCTATTTGATATACATCGTAATACCACTCATCAGATTTTATAATAGCCGTACCTTTGGTATTCCACTTTGCAAAGTTTTTTAATCCATAACCTCCGCTATTTGTTGTGCCAGTTATTACGTCAACAAATATTTTATGTGAGAATATGTAAAACTTATCATCCATTACATTATACGTGTCTTCTGTGCTTCTTATAGCTAGAATCCAATACCCTAAAGGATAGCCTTTAAATCCCTCTGTTAATGCTACCCGTTCTAATAGTTGTACGCTTGTGTAAGATTTTACTTTAGTTTTGCTCATAGTTAAAACTGAAGTTTTTTAAATCCTTAATTTTGTTGATAATTAGCTTGAACTTATCTATAAAAGAATATCCTTTTACCTTAACAAATGACTCATCCATAGACTTTACCTCAATAGATAGTAGCACCAATGCTATTAATTTAGTAGATATAAACTCCACACTCACCACGTTCATAGTTAATGAATTAATAATAAACACATCAGAAGCGAATACAAGCATCACTACTGCTAT